GAGACGGGTCGATCGGCCGATCCGTGCGAGGCAGCCCCAGGATCTCGCCCGTGGTTTTGTCCAGCCACTCCGGAGTTATTAGGGTGGCGGCCATCGCCATATCTTCTTGCGTGGGCTTGTCCTGAGACCGTACGTCGCTGGAATGCTCCTCCAAATCCTCTTTCGCCTTCTGCGGATTTGCCCCAGGTCCAGGCTCTTTTCCGGCCGGAACTCCTCTGGCTGTTGGTTTGGTATCTTTCGGTGCCTGATGCGATCTAGTGTCTCCATTTCCCGGATTGGCCGCCGCTTGTGCTGCCGCCAATGCAGGAGGAGTATTCGCCTTGATGCGAGGCAATTCAACTTCGGGGTCAAAGCCGCCGCGTTCGGCCATCGTTTCGACCGAGAGCGCCCCATTGCGGATGTAGATTTCATCAGCTTGGGCGTCCTGAATCCGGTTGCGTTCAATGGCATTGGGAGCTTCGGCGTGAATGGCAATCTCTTCCAGCACTCTTTCGGGCAGCCTGCCGTGCTCGGCGGCCACGGTCAACGCCCGTTCAAGGACTTCAATGTCGGCTTCGATCAAGTCCGCCTGAGAACACCCGACAGCCTTATCCATCGGCCCCTCTTTTACGAGCGAACCAGCAAAGTTGCTTGATGAATCGGCCGACAACACGAAGTCCGCAAAACCCAGCGCTGCGGCTGCCGACTGGAGGTCTGTCTTGACAGAATGAACGATCTTATCGGTCTCGATGTTTTGCGAGGGGAACTCGAACGTTCGCTGATCGTTGGTGTCCAGAACGGACCCATACGGATAGCGGAAGGCGTTGCGGGCAATGCCGTCCGGTCCCATAGTTTGCCCCGATCGGTTCCGGTTGAGGAGGGGCTGAATTTGCCCCAGGGTGGCATTGACTTGCTTTCGGATGATGGAGATTCTGGCGCGAACGTCCACTAGCCTGCCCATTGACGTGGCTGTAGAGAGAGCCTGGGAGAGTGGGCCGCGAATGGAGTACGTGGTCGGGATTCCCCTGGGGCTCGACATATCGACATTGAATTTGCCGTGCTGGATCTGGTCGGCCGGCACCATCCGATCCCATGCGTCGGCTTGCTTCCCCGTAAGCTGCCCGCCGTCATAGGTGAATGGTCGGATGAAGTATCCGATCGCCTCTTCGTAGTCGTTGTCGTCGAACTTGATCCCAAACCACACGTTGTCCACAGAGCTTTGGGAAGGCGGGTTTTGGATGGCGATGGGTTCGATAAACCGGACCCGCAAGATGCCGTCCGGGTAATCGTCATACATCCGCAGGAAGTATTCTCCGTCACGATCGCCTCGCGTCAGCTTCTCGCCTTGCCGTTTGCGGTACTTGTTGGCCTTCAGGAACAGGTTAATCTCTTTCATTGCCTTGCGAGCGAGTGCTTTGTCCACCGTCTGCCCGGATTCTCTGGCAATGATAGAGTAGGTGTGCCCAACTCCGACGTTGTAAGCGATCCTCGCCGCCTTGGCCGCCATCCAGTAGGGGTTGAGGCGGCAGAAAGCGCGGGACGCCGCCACGATCATGCGGCGTTGCGCCTCCATAAGATATGCCGTCGCCGTATCCGACGGCCGCGCAAAAGCCATCGAAAAGGCGGTGCGGAAGTTGAAGCCGCCGTACATCATTTCGGCGGTATTGGTTCCATCTTCTCGGTCGAACGTCGATGAATCTGCCAAGTCGGCAAAGTTCATGGAATCGTTCCACAGGCCCTCCGTAAGCGCCTTGACTTCCTTTTCCGCCAAGGCGCGTAATTTGCGGACTGCCGAGGAGATTTCGTCCAGTTCACGGTCAGCATCAACGGCTAGCTTCATGGCCATCCTTGGCACTCCTTGCGGTTCACTGACAGCAGTCAGTAAGTATTCTTGTCCGTCATTACTGACAACGGTCAGCGAATGGTTTGGATTGAGAGTCCAGGCAGCACGAGCGGCGCTTTCAGGACGGGTTGCGAGAGTTTGGGGGCTGGCGGGGCCGGAGTGGGAGAATCTTTCTTCTCGGGAGTAAACTTCGCGCCGGGGTCCTCAACTGAGATTTTGGAGAGTTCATCTTCGGTCGGCGGCTTGCCTTCTCCCATCGCCCACAAGACCTTCTGCTTTTCCGCCCACGCGCGCATCCTCCGAATCGGCACGATGTAGTGGAACGAGTCTGCGCCCTGAATGCCAAGCGTCAGCATCCCAACGTAATGTCCATCGCGCAAAAACACTGCGCCGCCACTGCTGCCTCCGAGGGCCGCGGTGGTAACCTGGTCAAATTCTCCAATCCGATCAGGGAACACGCGGCCGACCTGCGCCACGATGCCGGGTGTTACCGAATTAGCGCCAACCTCTTGACCGCCCGGAGAGCCGCAATGGTAGAGTTCGGTCCCGACCTTGGGAGCAGTTTTAAGCGGGCTAAACACCACCGATACGCGGGCAAATCCCTTCTTCCGGACACGAAGAATCGCCAAGTCTTCTTTTTCGCTGTAGAGCAAGACCTTGGCAAGCATCTTTCTTTCGCCTACCCGAGACCCGTCTTCGATTTCCTCTTGAACGATTTCAGGATCGGAGAACGTAACGGAGTGGCGAGTTTGTCCGTCTGGAGTCACGACTTCCTTTTGTGAACGAAGCCCGGCTACAACGTGGGCAGCCGTCCAGCAAAACGTGACCGGCTTTCCGTCCACGGGAACAATCATCAATGTGCCAGACCCCTGGGCATTGCCGGCCTTGATCGTCACGCTGATTTCCTGAAGATAGGACGCCACGTCATCCTTTTGGGGAAGATCGGCCGCCAGCCCCAACGAACTGACAAGTAGAATGGCGAAAAAACTTGACAGCGACTTCATCCGAAACCCCTTTCATACTAATTTCAAACTAAAGTTTGGCAGGTTAGTAATTACATTTCCCAACCTCGGTATCGACGGTACAGTGGTGTCGATTCTGGTTCCCTCTTGGCGCGGCGTCGTTCGATTCGCCGCTTTTCCCTTTTCAAAAAACGATGGTAGCCCTTCCCGGATGGTCCGTCAGCCTTTTGGACAAGACACCCAATCTTGCTCATTTAGACGATTCCACTTTCATTGATGATTCTGATTGCGCCTTCGAGGGCGTCTGGTCCGTCGTCATGCTCGGCATGAGGGAACGATTCCATTTGCGCTACGCCAATCTTGGTATCCTCGGTGTTCCTGAAGCGAATCATGCCTTGCGTCAAATAGGGCGTGAGTTTGCGGATACGCACTTCTTTCTGGATTCCGCCAGTAGGAACGAGCACTAATGGCATCAGGATCTTTTCGGCTTCAGCCCGGTTGGAGAGGTCATCCACCAAAACCGTTCCGCCAAACTCGGACTCGACCCCGAAGTAATCTGGCTTAAACCACTTCTGAATCTCGATAGCGCGTTTTGCCATGCCGCTGGCGTTGCGCACGTTGTCCATGTCGAACTCAACCCATAACTTTCCGCCGGAATACATCACTATTGCAAAACAACTGTAGTCACCCGTCTTTCCGCCGATTCCCTTGGACGAGTCGAGCATCACGACCCGTATCGACCGGTCGTCGATCGGCCATTCGTCAAACCAAACGTCAGAGCCAAAGTTCTCCGGACCCCATTCAGCGCCTTCAACGCAAACAAACAGTCCGTCCAATTCTTGCTGAGCGCGAAGGGCACCCCCCTCGCCTTTGCCATATTGCAGCAACAGGTTCTGGTAGAAATCGGGCGTAACAAAGGGGTTGTCTTTGGTGGAACACTGAAACAGCTTGACGTTGGGATTTGTTTTGTCTCCGAAGAGACGATAGGTCCAATGATCCTTTCCGAACGGAGTGAACGTCCCCGTAAGTGTTCCTTGCCTTCCCCCATAGCGCAAGCGGCCAATGGAGACGTTGAACACATCCTCTTTCATTTGGCTGCACTCGTCCAGCCACATATACTGAAGGCTTGGTCCTCGCAGTTTTCCGGGCTCGTCTCCAGACCGGAAGAGAACTTCCGTTCCGTTGTTGAGAATCGCTTGGTTGTCGGTCTTTCGATACTGGTTTTCGTTCCACAGTCCCATCTTGGTGGCTATTTCTACGAACAACCGCATCGAAGAATCGGATAACATCCGAAACGTCGGGGCCACCACGGCTACAAGGGCTCCCGGCTGTGCATGGCACAACAGATCGTATGCGCCGATGAAACTCTTTCCGGCCCCCACACCCGACGTGAAGCTCTTGTATATCTTGTCGCATTCGACGAACGCCAGTTGCGTTGGGTGAAGATGGAACTCCAACTCTTCTGTCGAGTCTATTGCCGTCTCAGAGACGCGGCGCGGAAGTCTCTTTTGTCCTCTTGCCATCCTTGGCAATCCAAAATCCTAGTTTTTTACCACGACTCTTCCGCCTTTAATTCCCGTTCCATCACAAGACTTGCAAGGCGTAGGAAACTTAAACACTTCGGAAATTGGCGCTAACTCAATTCCAAAACCATTGCACTCTTCGCACGCTTCAAAGGTCTTCTTGTGACCGCAAGCATAACATTTGATGATCTTTTCCACGGCTCTCCTCTTAGTTCAGTAGTCCGACAGCCTTGACGGCGTTAGCTTCCTCGTGCGTTGTGACAACGATTTGCTTGATCTTCAGAACCCTCTCAGTCTTATTGACCTCGATCTTGGTTGGCCTTGCCAATCCCAATAGCTTGTCACGATGCTTAGCTATGTCGAGTAGTAGTTTTAAGTAGGCCGGATTTCCGGATTGTCCTTCTGTTTTAGTATTCGAGGATGTGCCTTTATCCGTAACGATTTCTGTGACTGTTACGGCATCTTCGCAGGATCGATCGAATTGTTTCCACGCATCGCGCTCCCATGCGTCTAGTTTCCGAAGCTCAAAGTTGCGAATGAGTTCTACATCTTCAGTCCCGCCAACTTCCTGAAGGACTTCCCCTAGGTAGCGATTAACGGCATGGATTTCAATTCCAAGGGCGTCTGCAATCTGTGCAATGGACCACCCGTGACACGACAAATGAAGAACGATGGCTTTGGCGGTGCGGCCTACGCAGTTTCCGACGATCTTTGAAAAATCGAATCCCTT